TTAGATTAACTTCTTTATTAAATTTCCATTTAGACAGGTCACAATCAAAGCTATAAGCCTGAAAGAACATGCCCTCCATAGATGTAACTTTGCGAACATCCCACATACCTATATTAGCATTAAAAGAATATGCTCCGTAGAATACATAATCCATTTGAGTAATATTAGACGTATTCCATCTGTCCATTGGCTGGTTAAATTCATAACAAGACAGAAACCATCCGCTTAAAAGCTTTATATTGGTCAGGTCTAGGTGATTCACTGGTTTATTGAACTTATAACAGTTCGCAAATACACGGATATAAGACGCTTCATATATAGGGTTGTCATACGGTAAAAGTCTTAGTCCGTAAATTTCTCTGTTAAAATCTGTCACAAGAGTAAATAGCTCTCTGTAGTATTTTAAATTACCCATGTAAAAGTTATAGTCTACATAAGGAACATTATCACCCGGAGTGGAATTTTCCACGAATCTGAATGTATTATTTAGTAGTTGATTAGTATATATATAAGCTACTTTTTCATTAACACGCACTTCTACATCCGATACAGTTTGCGGTGTCGCATTAGCTATTTTAGTGCTTTCAACACCGTTCACAATAAAGACACCACCATCAATATTTACATCCTGCAAAACTGGTGCGTCCCATGCTAAAGTAATTTTGATTGTTCCTGTGCCGTTACCTCTTCTAAGCAACTTAATATTAAAACTGGATGCTCTGGGCATAGGTTTATTAACTGAGCCTATTGTTTCTAAAAAAAGTGTTTTCATTTTTTAATTTTTTAATTGTGTATCTAACCAGTCTGTTCTGAATGACATGAAATAAAACGCATTATCTAAAGTGTCTACAGCTCCGGGCATTGAAGACAGCCCCCATTTATAAAACTCCTTCTCATAGGAAGAAGCAGGCCATTTATTCGAAATACTTTTAAGCAAAGCACACAAATTCTCTTTTTTGAGTGTGTTTTGTCTTAGGTATGTATACCTTTCTCTTAATTGCGTATTGAATTGCGTACGAAATTTCGGCCATATGTCTTTATTACCCATTACCCAACCAGGGCCCGGAGCTTGTATCGTTCCTTTACCCATGCCTAAAATACTATCCATGTCAATCGGGCAAGGCTGCCATATTTTACCGTCATAAGTTATATACATGGCATTATTGGTCATAGTATCCCAATGCCCGGTAATCTCGGCCATAATAAGAAAATCTGCCCAGGCATTAAAAACAATATAGTCCTGATATGTTCCTGTGAACACTTTAGCACCTGTATAGATATCCCTCATATATTGAAAGAATCTAACCATATTGTTTTTTACATTTTGGTCAACGCTTTTAGGGCTTCTGATCTCATAGTCAACTGCAATAGACTCAAAGTCCGGATAAGCTTTTGCACCCAATCCAACACCATAAACCTGCGAATCTAAAAGAACGTGGCTCTTATTGGCTGTATCTACAGCATAAACCGACTTATCTTTTTTCAATCTGAAAACATACTGGCCTCTGTAGCTTCCATTTTGGTATACATCACATGGATAACCATCCAAAGCGAATACCGCATCTGATGAAAACCTTGTCTGGTCAAAAGCAGGCGAAATTTGAGTAGTTATAGGTTTATGCATATTTTCCGGATATGGTCTGTTTGCAATTAACTGCCTCCATAATCTACCTCCGAAAACATCCTTTGACTTTGAGCCATCAGTAAAGTAGGCCTTCATGTGATATGAATCCAAAGCAGGCAAATCACCGATCTTTACTTTTAGCTTTCCGCCAGCCTTATTTTGAAGGTCTACAGTAAAGCCCTTTTTAAAATATGATGCTGAACCCATTCCTTGTACAGATACGGCACATCTAGCCGTTAAAAGGACTTGATTACCACTCATAAACTTAACAGTGCCCGAATTGGTTATACCAGCATCTATCGGAAATAATACACTGAAATCTAAAGTTAAAAGCCCCGGATCAGGTATGGATATATTAGTACCTTCAAATACGTCACTGTATATCGTGGACATATCTGATGGATGATAATCCAGATCATCAACCCTAAGAGAAGGAATATAAACACTCCCTGTAGGCCCAATGTTTTCTAATATTTTATGATCTGAATCCTGTATAGATAATAAGCTGTTTTGTGCCAATACTTTGAAATAACCCTTTTCAACATCTGTCATAAAATCTAAAAGACCAGTTACAGCCTCAGCAGGAATGCTATTCGGGTAGTACATGGCATAGAAATAACCATCTTTATCAACATGGAATAAGTCTACACCATTTTTGGAAGCAAACTGAAATAAATCATTAGATTCTGAAATATTAAATCCAATCATTTTCAAATCCCATCGGTCTGATACTCCCGGAATATCGGTTCCGGTTGTTACTGCATTGGCTTCCCAGATACAACCTTTATAAAATACTTGTGATCCTTTGTTATATGGTTTATTACTCCATTGCGGTGTCCTACCAGTTGCTTTCTGACTTAGTTCCTTTTTGGCTACTCCGTCTTTTATTTCAATAGTAACATCATATAAAGCCCCGTCTTTTTCAAAATCATCAGCAATAGTGAAAACAGGATTCCCGGAAGCATCTTTCAGATTCGGAAATGAAGTGACATTGTTTTCTTCTACACGAAACCAAAACGAACCAATTGCCGGAGCTGTAGACGCTGGCGTGGCTATACCTAAATAAGCTTTATTAACAGTATTCTTTGCCTCTTCCAGCTTTTCATCAAACACCTTAATTAATTCGCTTTCTGCGCCTCTATCCAGTTTACTGTCTAATGATCCTCTTAAGCCTTCAACGTTATCAATAGGGACAGAATCATCCTTATGAACAAAAGAATCCAGAGTATCGCTAAATTGTTCTTCAGTCGGTTTTTTACCTTTTTGAAAATATGTCTTTAATGTATTACGAGGTCTTTTCATTATGTTAACCTTTAAATCTGATAAATATTACTACTCTGTACGGGTTCATGATATCATGAGCCTGATCACCTCCCAGAGTATTCGTGTTACCCGCCCATGCTTCACCGCCTGTGGATGTTATTGTATAGTTCCAATCTTCATTATCATTCGGACTGTCACCTTTTCCGGCTGCGGTTCCGTTTGGATTATTTCCGATTGTTGCAGTATTCATCCCATCACCTCCAAATATTTTAAAGCTGTGCCTAGGAAGCTCTGACATAGTGAGCGTATGCGTTTTATTTCCACCAGCTTGTAACACCTGGGCGAAATCCAGATCATTAGGATTTAAGCCCATAGGAAAACGTCCCCTAAATTCGGTTGCTTCTTCCCAGCCTTCCGGAATTTCATTTGCCGGACGCATAAACAATACAGGCGCATTACCGTCAAGAATCGGCTTTGAAGCACGCTCTAATTTTGTTAATCGGGCTTCAATCTGTTGTAATGGAACTGTTGGGATAAAATCCTCAATATTTTTAAACCTCGCTTCCAATGTGTTTAAAGGAGGTATCCTTTTAAAATCCGCCCAGACAAAGTATTCATTTGAAAATCCGAAAGTCGCAAAACGGTATTTAGCAACGGGTTTCATTTCTCCGTTTTCAAATTTCCTTTCCGTGATAACCTCACGGATAATAACAGTATTCTGTTTTCCACCACCAATGAAGTCTAAAAGCTCATCATTAATCATCACAACTCCGTTTGTGATTGATGCACCTCCGGAAGATTCTCTACATCCGGAAATAATGGCCATATTGCCCGCCACTTGTGCAACTCTCTCCACTATGGAATAAGCGTCCTGTATATCTGATAGGGTTTCTGTTGTTAGCTTAAAACCCCCGGTTTGATTGAAATTAAATGTTTTCATACGAGTTCAATTCTGAATCTTTTACTAGCAAGTCGATAATAATCGACTGTATTATATATCTGATCATAATAGTCTGTCAATGCTTTTGGCACTTTTACGATGAAATCGACCTGATCATCCGAAAGCTCACTGGCAGGATATAAAACCAATTCTCCCAGATATTTCGGTTTATTTTCTGCATCTGTATAGATGTATGTTTCTTTCTTATTTATGGGGCTTTCTATGGTTATTCTTCTATCTGAATCAAACTTATCATTAAGAATCCCCCGGAGGTGACACACCTGACCATTAAAGGTGGCACGTTCTATATTGTAATTACGGTTTTCGATAAATTCATCATTCACCGTTTCCAAATGTGACACAAGCGCATTTACTAAGGCTATCAAAGAAGGTGATCTCCAATTGATTGGAAGAATCAAAGCTCCAAGCTTTCTAAAATCTACTTTGTACCACATCTTATTTGGTTTTGTATTCTATGATCGTGTTTGGCCAATCCACTTCAAAATATCCTGATTCCGGTATTTTACTTATCTGGATAGGCTCATAATTGCCATATCCTCCGGTTTTAGGGTCAAGCCATTTGGAATCTGCTGTATATAACCACGGATCAATAACTCCGGAAACTTGCTGTAACTTGTCAATTAGTTTATTTAGCATTAATTCACCATTAAACGGAAGCTCCTTCATGTATTCATTGATTGCGTCTTCTACTGGTTTATTTCCCTGAAGAATGTTGTATCCCTGATCATTGATAATTTTAGCATCCCTGTAGATGGTTAACTTTAATTTCAGGATATCAGGTAAATAATTAATGACCGTAATATCAATGCCTGCACCTCTGTAATCATCTGCATAAGCTTTAAAGCTCTCATATTGCGCCGGGGTTATTGGTGATAACTTTCCGTTTATTTCAGTGGCGATCTTTAGTATTAAAAGGCTTTTTCTGTCGACTACAGCTTCAGATACGGCAGCATATTTGATAATTTTTGAGGCTTCGATCTGTTCCGGTGTCTTTCCTGTATTATCAAACTGATCTTTATCCTGAAGCAATGGAAAACCATATTGGAAAGCCTTTGCCTTTTCTCTGTACCAAAGAAGCTTTTGCACCGTTCTATTACTGAGCATTTCTTCGATTTCCAACTGATGAGCATTAACAATTTGTTCAAGTGTATAATGTGCATAGGCCACAATATAGAACATCAGTCGCCAGATCGCAGACTTTGAAGGTGAAGTAAGGCCGCTTAATTCGGCTTGCCTTTCCTTTTCGGCGATTATCGCACTATATATGTCATTTACTGTTCTCATTGTACTTTAAAATTCTTTTCTATTTCCCAGTAGTTAATCCCTTCAGGGTAATTAATGTCTTTATCTCTTATAGCGGTTGCAGGTTCCAGCTTTTTAGCTGCATAATAGTTTTTCACATCAGCATCCCATTCCATTTCAGGAATAATCAGCTCCGATCCCGGTTCTAAATCATCCGTTATACTGATATTATTTGCTATAGCAATGAAAATGGCATTTTCAGCCTTTCCAGTGGCTTTTATGGCAATATCTAAAAGCGATTGATTATGTAGTACTATTATCCCCATTTGTAAGGTCTTTTGTAGTGTTTTTGATCTCTTTAATCTGGGATATGATCTTTTTAACCTTTCCCCATATTGAAAAACCAGCTTTTGGAAGGTTCTCCCAGAATATTGAGTAAATTTCAATTGCGCAGGATATTGCAAGCCCGATAAATGTCATTGTGATCTCGTGATCGATCCAACTAACCGCAAAAGGTTTGATCATGAATATAAACTCAATGCATTTGCTGGATATGACGAATAAAAAGTATGTAATCGCTTTTACCAGCGTCAACCTCCAACGATCTGAAGAGAATCCTGCATTTTCACCACGAAAAAAACTACCTTCTTTATTTACCTTTTTCCACTGCACCCATGAAGCCAAAACCCCGGTAAAATAATCCGCTGCAAATAAAAATAACAGCAGTAAAACCATTAAATGGTAATTGTTAATCGTAAAAGAAAGGGCAAAAGCGGGCAGTATAACCGTAGGCTTTGGAAGTGACGTTAAAAACGTTGTAAAGTATTTCCCGTAGGCGTCAAGTTCTTTCATCTCTATTCAATTTTACCGTTTTGCAAAGCCCCGCCATTTGGAGGACATATTCCCGTAGTAGTTCCGCTTTTTACATATTCTTCGATAGCGTCTGCAAGTTCCTTCGCTGCCGTATCGACGTTATTTTTCGTATCAGGCTTGTTGAGTATAGCTTTAAGCTTTTGCAAAAGCTGATTTTTATTGAGTGCCATTATCGTTGTGCTTTTATCGTGAAGTTCTCGGCATCCTCTATTTTAAAATCAATATTTCGGAAGCCGTCATATTGTAATTGTTCATTTACCTCTCTGGTAATGCCCTGACGGGTATTTCTGGCTTTGAGCATCTTTTGAAGCTCTGCACCTAAGAGCGGATGTTGTTTATATTCACCTTTAAAGGCGATGAGTATATTTTCTATTTCCTGCTGACTGGATTCTCCGATCTCAAAATCTCCGTTTACGATGGACAGTTCACCATCTTTTAATATCAGATCGTTCATGTCAGTATCTTATTTAATGCCTCCCTGTTTTTATTTACGATGTCGTTTTTGATTTGCTGTATTGCCGGAACATCTGGCGAGACGCCTATCGAAACCACTACTTTTGAAAGCTCATCACATAACTGCCCGAAACCTTCCTGGAAATTATTGAGTACCTGTTTTAAGTTCTCACCATCCCGATTGAATTGGAAGCCTGAAGCATCAAAGGTGAACTCCGTTTTTTCATTCCGGAAATAGATTTTATCAACCTCACTAACGGATAAAATGACAGCTTTGTTTCCTTTTTGAAAAATACCAATAGTAACTAAGCTTCCTATTTTAGGAATAGCCAGTAACTTATCAGATTTAACATTTTCACCTATAGCATTAATTGAGCAATCAAAGAAGTCTATTTTACCATCTAATGTCGTGACATGACACGTTTCATTATCAATACTATTTACTTTAGCTGTATCAATAACTAAAGGGAATCTGTTAAGCAATTGTTTTAAACTCTCCATCTCTGTACGTTTTTCCGATGTTTACCGTTCTTTTATAGCCATTACCTGCACTAAAACCGATTTCGACTTCATCCACAAAGTTTTTGGTATTCCGTTCTTCATACTTTTTATCAATCACCTGAACAACCTGCCCATGTTCTACACGAGGCCATCCAAACGAAGTAATTGAACCTTTATAACCGCCCCTTGTTTTGAGGTTTTTAAATCTATTATCAGTTCTTTTTTTGAGTTCTTCTTTGCTAAGTCCGTCACGATCTATCCAATGCTCAATGTCTCCACCTTCTTCACCAGCTTCATAGGTTACAACCTCTCCTTTCTTATTAATACTTTTAGCATAAACTTTCACCTTAGCTTCATCCGGATAGATGTATTGTAGATTGTGCTCGATAATATTTTCGCAGTACTCAAATACGGGCTGCCTTGTCGATAGTTTTTCATCCGTGTATATTTTACCACACACCAATCGACCATCTCTGAAGAAAGTATAAATCCCGGCTTTCTCCTGAAGCTCATTGAAAACCTTTACGGCTGTTGTTTGCTTCATCGAAAAGTTTCCGTACACTTCATCTATGCAGTCCAACTCATAACCAGGCGCAACCGCCTGAATTATATCTTTTACTGTGGCATTTTTAATGGAGACATTTACCTCTTTACGCTTTAGCTGCCACATCTCATCCTCACATATTATTTCATAAGGGACATTAATGCGGGGCGATCTGGAAACATAGCCTTTAAACTCTGTAAATAGCTGCTGGTTATAACCCAGCTTTATTTCTACAGGATCACCAACTTTTATAAAATCGCCTATATGCTTTACCGGAAGAACCTGTCCGGTTTCATCTTTATAATAGATAGCTTTTGGAAGTTTTATGGTAGCCGTGTCTGTGAAATTCTTCCAACTCTTACGGATATTGATTTCGGAACCTGCTGTGAAGGTTAATTTTCCGATCTTTATTTCAGCACATAACAACATATCTAAGGATTTATAACAAAAGGTATTTTACTTTTAGCTTCGATTTCAAAAGCCTGGATATTGGAAAAACCAATAGAGGGCGGTAAGGTCAGTTTATGAATACTGAAATATCTAATGTCCAGCATCGTGAGCAGTGCTCCTTCACATTCCAGGCGTGAGCTTTTAAGTTCACAAACTTTCTGAAGCTCTCTGACCTGCTCTTCCGGATAATCAGTACTTTCATAGTTAATGATAAGACCTCTTATGGTGAGCTGCCAATCATCCAGGGCGATAAGTTCTTCCACGCTTCCGTCACGTCCCCAAATATCTGTCTCAACAATCTTTTTTGGTCTTACAGGCTCTATGGTTGTTTCTAAAGGAAAAGAATAGCCATCAAACTGTTCACCCGTTCCCTCCACATGTGATGGTTTTAAATCAATATAGTCCCATACCGGGGTTCCCATAGCTGAAACCTTAGTAAGGTCTTTATTGGTTGGCAATACCTCAATGTCATCAAAGCCGTTAAAAAGCTTGTCAGCGATTGCCTGGGTAGCAAACCCCAGTTTAAATGGGAAATGCATTTTAAGCAGTTCTTTTACATTTATATTATAACTCGACACTTTCTCCTTCTTTTGCGTTATGTCTTTTACTCTCGAAATACAGTACCCATTTTAACTGTTCCCATTTTTCCCAGAAGGCATGATCGTCAAGCTCTTCCGGGAATGGGATTTTAAAATGATAGCTTAAAAGCCCGTTAACCTTTCTGATGAAATCCGCTCCGGCCTCGTAAACTATGGGGAGGCCTAAACTTCCCCCAGTTCAGCTTCTAAAAACTTGATAATTCCTGATGCCTGGATCGCTGCGGTATCTGCCACATCACCATCACTCATCAGTCTTTCATCACCTCCAAGCCAACAGTTATTTCTAATAAATTCCCCGCATTCCAAAATCTTGTTTTGAGAATACATCGATAATGCAGTGGCTTTCACCTCTCTTTTAGGAGGTTTTAGATAACCGATAGCGACATCGCCTTCAGCTACTTTTACCGAAAGCTTATGCAGCTTATCAGTTTTATTTTTCTTTTTCCACTCTGCGATTTGTTCGTCGGTGATTACACCTTGTTTAGTTTCTTCTGACATTTTTTTAAGTCTTATTTTGTTTGATAATTGATTGATCGTTTCACTTTTAGTGTAAGGAATACCCAGTTCCTGACACTGATCACGGCAGTCCTGAAGTTTCATTATGCCGCAAAATCTATATCGTGGATATATAGCGGTATTTCCACAAATATTGCACTGTTGTTTCCGGCTTCTGCACTTCGCCCGTTTTCTTTGAACTTACAGCCATAAAGCACATGACATACCTGTAACCCCAAATCATCTACATAAGATACTGTAATGGGAAAGGGCGGAATATCCTGTAAGGTTTTTCCTTTTGGTAGTTTTGACTGAATAGCGTCGACCGTTTCCGATACCAGAGATATATTTCCTTCGCAGGTTTCATCCCCCTGGGTGTATCCTATGGCTTTTGTACTGCCAACCACTTTTACCGGATCAATGGCATCCGCTCTTTTATAGTCAATTTTACCAACCCCTACAAACGTAGCTCCTAAAGCGGAAATACGCACACTTCCGTAATTCCTGTATTTTCCGTTAATTTTTGGTTGTGTATTCATTTAATTAGTATTTAAAGGGTTTCTAAATCCAACTTTCAGCGTTATTCTTCTTCCGATAGCTACCGGAATAAAAGTGAGTAACACTTCAAATTCACTCGTAGCCAAAACATTTTGCTCCGGATTGATATAAGCATCCACACCGCCGCTAATATCACCACTGGCCACCATAGGATCGAGCGAAACTTTTGTCGTAGTCTCCAAATCCTTTACCGTTTCAGGAGCCATGAACCCTGTGCTTTCGTCCACATACAAACGCCCTTTCACTCTCGGAGCCAAAGCCGCTTTCGCCAGTTTTATAGCCTTTTTAATGGTTCTGTTGTTCTCACCATAGGCAAAATCCGAAGTGATCTTACTGCATGTATGGGTATCGTTGGCGAAGATTCCGGCAATACCACTCACAGCAGTATAATAGATGTAACCTTTTTCATCCAGAGTGTCAAGATCGGTTTCAGCATAATCGCTGATCTTTTTACCTGAACTAAGCCCCGGAACGATAAAAACTTTCTCGGCAGCATCGGTCAAGTTAAATTCTTCGATAAGCTCTCCGGCATTTTGTGATACCGCAGCTTTAGACACCATAGCGGTATAATCTTCCACGGCTGCATAACCTTTGTAGACCGCATCACGTGAAGAAACCGTAAAATCTGCACCAATAACCATGGAAACGTCCGGACATTCATTTGTAAGCTCTCTAAGGCTTAATACTGCGGATGCAGTTCCGGCAAAGCTTCTTCCTTCGATATAGATTTCGCAGTAACGATCTTTACTCCACTCATCATCAGATAAAGCCTGCGCCTTATAGATTGCATCGATACTATCTTTATCCAGACCTGTTTCAATGGTTGGCACATAATCCGATTTTGGATTCCTGGATAAACTCACCTGAACGATTTCTCCCGCTTTATCTCTTAACAGTTTTGCCAAATAGTTATTATCCTTATCTGCCATCTGGGTGAGTGTTACCGCCTGATCAAGTGGCATAAAATGAACTGTTATAGAGGGGTTGTGAATAAAGAATCTTCTAAGACGCTCATAAACCAGTACTTTATTGGTGGTGTCATACTGTGGGGAAAGTCCCAGAGCTTCAACCTCCTGAATACTTTTCAGGGTATAGATATTCCCCAGAACCATGGAGGTAGTAGCGACAGCATTCATAACACTGCCTGTCACCATATCGGCAGAAGGGTTTCTCCTGCCCAGACCTCCATTAAGCTTCTTTACTATCAGTTTTGGTCGCATCTTTAGTGGTTTTAAGGTTTTTTAATTGTTCCTTCAAAGCTTTGTTTTCTTTGACAGCTTCGTCCAAAGAGCTTTTTAAGGTTTCATTTTCTGTTTGTGCTGTGGAAAGCTTTTCCACAACTGAAGCATTTTCCTGTACTGCCAAAGTGTATTTTTCACGAAGGGAGATAACTGCAATTACCGTTTCGTCAGTGTCCTTGGTTGCAGGTTCATATTCCTCATCCAGATTTGCTACACTTAACACTTCATCGATAACCCCGGAAAGATGGCTTTTTTCTAATGTAGCATTGTGCAAAGCTTCTTGTAAATCCTGATCATCTTCGTCGCCGTACCCTTCACGAAAAAAGGTTTCCGGTTCTGATTCAAATCCCATTTGCTCATGGTAAGCCTTTGCGGAATTTTCATCGAAAAAGCACTGGCCATTTTCAGAGATTACGACTTTGTTTTGTTCCGGATATGCTTCGAAAAGGGCTTTAGCCTTTTTTTCAAATTCTTTTTTTGACATTGTTGTTTACTTTTTAAGTTTAATTACTTCATCCATGATGAAAAATAAAAACATTCCTATAAATGCTACACCGTACCACATGAGTGTTTTTTGCCACCACTTTAAATCCTTTTCGACTAAAGCCGTCCTTTCGAGATCCCGAATACGATTTTCGTATTTATTGATTAACTGGGCTTTGATCTGCTCGACCTCTTTTTTGCACTCTACGGATAGCCTTCCGTTTTCATCGAGCGTGACTTTAGGCTTTTGCAGGGGCTTTAAATAGGGCTCTTTGGGTAATGCTGCTTTTGAGTAGGGATATTCCTTAACTTCGACAGATACTTTTTCAGGAGAATCTGATACAGGTTCCCTTAGTACAGGTTTACCGTTAACACATTCGATCCAGGCATCATAATAAGTACTATCCGCTTTTACAGTGATTACCGTATCCCGAATGACTTCTTTTATATAATGTGTCTCTTTGATCTTATCCGGCTCTACAGGCTTCCTGCTTTTGCAGGAAACCAATAAAACCATTAAAACAAGACAATAGCAAACACAAGAAATTAAATTTTTCATAGGTTTTTATATTCTGTTTTAGCATCAAACGAGGGGCATGCCTTCTTAACATTTGGAAAATCCCGATGTCCCTGAATGATAGCATTTGGAAACTTCTTTTTTAGTTCTTTGAGTTTGGATAACAAACTTTGTTTTTGCGCCGGGGTTCTGGTATCCTTCGGTTTTCCTGAAGGATCAATCCCCCCGATATAACAAATATTGACAGATACTGAATTAAATCCCTGAACACCGTTTGAAACCTCTTCTATAGGCAGTAAACTCACTATTTCGCCATTTGCTTTGATAATAAAGTGATAGCCGGGATTTTTCCACCCTAGTTGAGTTTTCCAATAATTCTGGATAGATGACACTGTCGCGGTCGGTTGCGTAGCGGAGCAATGCACGGCTATATACTTTATATTTCTCATCGTATTATTATTAGGCGTTATCTGATACAAGAGCTCCGAATCCGTAATTTTGTTTTTTATCACAAAGTCCGTATGCGTGCAATCTTATCTCTGAAGTTGGATCAGCATTTCTGGTATCCAGTTCCATAGGCTTATATAAGATCATAAGCTTTTCAAGGTGATACACTGTATTTGGAGCATAGAAGAATACAGAGGCTTTCTGATCTCCCGCCTCCTGAACAGAACCACGAGCTTTTAAATCACCCGTAGCAGAATATAACGGCGTGTCGTTATTTTCCCACATTCTGATTTTATAGAATCTTTTAAGCTCCCCTGTATTGGAATCAAACTCAATATTACCACGGTGGTTGTTTGTGCTGGCTAAATCCACAAGTAAATCCGATCTGTGTTCGGTATTCAGGATCATATTCCAGGCATTTACTTCTTCTGAAGGGTCAGCATCAATCAGATTTAATTTTTCAATTTCTGCATAGAAATTTAGTAGATCGGTAAAAGTCAGCCTTTTTCTTCCGTTCTCTACGGCTCCCGTAGTTCTTAGTACCGGCATTGATCCGGATACGTTCTTCGCTGGTGCTAACTTGTTAGCCACATAATCACGAACACCGATTTTAAATGATTGTGATTGCTTTACACGGACTGCCGCTTGTTTATCGAATGCCAATGCTCTGGCTTCTTTATCTGTACAGCTCGTAGGAGTTGTATCCAGTTTATCCCATGGCACAAAACCCGTTTTACCGTTCATTGCTGCTGGTGTAAAAGGATTGGTATTATTCACAAGGAAACCAACATTATTGATTAGCTTGTTGAAGTGGATGCCATCTGCCGAGATTGCTGCGGCATCAGCAGGCTGCAAAGCGGCCATAAATCTATCATTATAGTTTCTAAACTCCTTTAGTAATTGCGGAGCTACATACGTATTTAGGTATAACCCGTCGATTAATTCTGCCATTTTTTAATTAAATTCTTTGTTAAACAATTCTTCAAATGCGTTTTCAGCTTCTTCCTTCAGCTTTTCTAAACCTTTAGGGTCTTTAGCCTGCCATTCAGAGAATGTCCAGTTTTCTCGATCGTTTAAAAGTTCATGCTGTGGATTATCTGTATTTTTTGCTTGACGTTGTACGCCTGCATTAGGATCGGGTTTTCCAGACATTCTTTCAAGAGATTTAGACACTAAAGCATAATTTTCGATTGCATCTTTTTCCCACTCGTCTTTTTCAGCAGCCGTGATCTTTCCGGACTGTAAAGCGGAAGCGATAAGCGTTTTAGCCTGCGTCTGTTTAAATTCTTTGAGTTCGTTTTCCAAAGTATCGGCTTTCTTAGCCTTATTAAGGATGTCTTTTAAATGATTTTCAAAATCATTATCAGAAGACGAAGCGGATAATGTTCCCACCATTCCTGCCGCCAACAATGCGGCTAAAAGTGCTTCTTTTTTCATGTCGGTATTTAAATTTAAATTGTTAGTATTATTTTCCGGTTCTGGTGCATAAGAGATATTAAACATCTCGAAAGCTTCTTCCGGAGTTTTATTCATGATATTTTTAGCCTCATTGTCTGAAGACTTTCGCTTTTTAGTAGGCACGACAATTTCGTCCACGATCCCGAGTTCCTTACATACATCAGAGGTCAGCCAGAAATCCCTTCCGGAGGTTAACCATTCTTCAATGGTTTCAGTTGTAGCATTTGTACGTTCTGCAAAAATTTTACGGAGACGGTCTTCACAACTTTCCATCGTTTCTATGTAATTGAGCAAATCTTGTTTATTGCCCCATGTTCCGCCTGATACTGCATGCATCATGAAAAATGCATTTTCATTTATGACGATTTCATCACCAGCAAGGGCAATAACACCGCCCATAGAACCTGCAATTCCTTCTACATGTACTTTCGTGTGACTATCGGAAGTTCTAATCAAATCATGAATAGCAAGACCCTCGAATACAGAACCACCACCACAGTGGACACGGATCGTTAAGTTTTTATTATTCTGCAATGCAGTTCTGAACACATTTTGAAAACGTGGATAATCAAATTCGTCCCATTTTCCGATAAATCCATATAAGAGGATTTCCGCCTCTCCGGATGCTTCGTTTCTTAGTTCATAATGAAATGGCTTTTTAGACATTTTTTCGTTTTTGATAGGGCAAAGATTGTTGATTAAAAGCCCGGAAAAAAAAAGCCTCTTAGTCACTAAATAAAAATCTTTAGTCACTACATGAAAATCTTTAGTCACTAAGCCCGAACTATTTTAAAGCCCCTATAGAAAGCATCTTTGCTTCATAATTAAGAAGTAATGACAGATAAAAGAAAGCTAACCAGCGACGAGAAATACGCCATTGC